GGTCGTTGAGGTTTATGCCGAATCTGCGAAGGCGACTACGGAAATAGTCTCCAACGCCCTTTTGCATGAACATGTTCAGATCGGGTTCCTTGCAGGCAACCCGATCTATATCGGTTTTCTTGGGAACGGTAAACAACACGTTGCCGCGTACCATTTTCACTGAAAATGGTTCCGCTACCCCGATCCACCCAGGCATCTCATCGACTATCGTCGTGAAATACTCGAGGGCTCGAGGTGTTACGTGTGCTTCTCCGAGATACTTAGAGCTCGGTGAGCTCTGAGTACGCGATCGACTCGTTGACGCCCCGCCGCTGAAACTTCCAATTAAGGAGTCAGTTGGCGGAGTGTCCCCTATGATATCACGGATGAAACCGCGACACACAGTCACGAGGTCCTCAAACGAGACTCTGGGCAGCACATTGTATTTGCTGTCCGTAGTTAAGAGTCTGTCGTTGGTAGCCTCGTTGTCTCTCTCCGTTGCAAGCCATTTGGTAATGGCTCGCGTCCTCCTTACCTCAGGAGGATCGGTTTCTTGAGAGACATACTTACTCAGGAACTCCTGCTTTAGGTAGTCGGCTTTCACCGACGGCGGGAGGTTGTTTATCCTGTGTACGAGCTGTGTCGTCAAGTCGCTCGGGATTACCGTACCGCGCAAGCGCGATATTGGTGATTTGGTCTTCATGTGGTACTCCAATCATGATGAACCGCGATGACTGACTGTCAGCGCGGAAGAAGAAAGCCAAAAGGACAATTACGAAAGCAACAATCGCCAGAGCGGCGATAATCGTGATCATGAAAGTCCCAGATGGTCTCTTCTCCATGTAGGTTCCGCTAAGGTTATCCACCTTAGTACGGGGCCGAGAGGTCCTCGATCGTCGGCGTAATCTGATCGTCCTCCTGAAGGAGGCTGATGAGATACGCCAGAAGATCTTGGCGCTCGACCTTGCTCGAGGTTTGATCGAACGTGAGCGTCACATCGGCATAAGCCGTGCGAACGACCACGGGTCGAGTCACACCCGAGATCTCCGAATCCTGCACGATCGGAATAGCGACTTTCAAAGTCACCTTCCGACGATTGGAACCCGAAGTCCGCGAAACGGCGTAAGACACAGTCTTTTCGCCGACCGGAACCCCCGACGTATTGACGAGAGTCGCGACTCCTCCCACGATATCCCTAGGGGAAAACGTGTGATCGGCCGCAGCATGGTCTTTGAGGACCATGGAACTGAACTGAGGCATAACTTGTCTTTCTTCAGGACCGAATGCTGTGCATTACGGTCAGGCCGAGACGAGGGCACTATTGCCAACGGTTGTCGAAACCGTCACTCACTAGGGTAGACTTGTATTCCCTAATTCGTCACGTCAGTTGTCGAACAAGAGCTAAAGCATTAACTGCTCGTTCGGTTTTATACGGCGTCGGATTGGCGTACAAGCGAGGCAGTGGAAGACTCGCATAGCATTGCCTATGGAAGGAGAAACCCTTTTCTTGGTACCTCCCGGGTTGATCATACCCATAGCCGTATCCCTCAAAATTTGTCGTACGACGCATTTCGAGGAAATCTTCGGTACGGGATGAGGTAAACCCAGCCGTAAATTCGAGGCCGAGTCCTGCGGTGCATGCTTGGAGTGTGTTACCGACTGGTATGAACCAGTCGACGACAAAGCTCCAGGGAACGAGTTCCCAAGCAATAGCCAAAGGATTCGCGAGACCCGCACTATTCAAGAGGGCGAGTTCCGGATTAACCATATTGGCTTCGAGATAAGTCGTGTGACGCGACTTACTCCAACCTTCATGGTAAAACCAGTTCTCCCACAGAAAAGACACCTCGTTAGAGGAGCTTCCTGTAGCAGTTGCCATTACTGGCAACGGTTTCTTGAGATAGTCTTGGACGGCGTTGTTGAGGTGGTAGATATCACTCGCTAAGGGTTTCCACCCATAGGAGTATTCTAACCACAGATCAGCCAACGTCTTCTGCGCGTCTCGAATGGAAAGTCCGCGGTATAGGTAAGAGAAGTCCCGATCCTTGAATGCTTTCAAGAGACGGGCACCCCTACTTACCACCTTGGCCAGTCCATCAATTGTCTTCCTAGCCTGTCCTAAATTCTCTCCCCAATTCGACGAATTGGCTACGAGCTTATTTAAGGCAGAGGTGACACTCTTGTCACGTCCGTTGTCATACCCGGGATCCGGGACGACATAGGAACCGACCTGATGATAGTTCGAAATATGGTCATCACCATTTAGATCGATCGTCAGGGACGGATCGGGCGGAGAGCCCGCAGTGACATAGCGACGCCAACGCGATGGTTCGTTCAATGTTACCTTACGAACCGCACGACTCCAATCGGTACACCGATGGTGGTCGGACGGGGTAGGGTACCACTTAATTGAAAGTTCCATCGGCTGAATATTGTCATATATCAGCTCGTTGATGTCGTGTGCACCATAATATTGTCCGCGTTGGTAACCGTAGACGTGCTCATAGCGAGCACGGTTTCCGGGTTCCTGCGTGAAACATTCTAGGGACATTTGAGACCTCTGTTGTGCTAAGCGGTCGCCCGCTTAGCCAGTCGAGACTCACCATGAGATATGATCACGCAATACTTCGAATTGTGATCTTCAGGTTCTCTACGATAGAGGACTTGAGCGATGCAATCAAGTAAAGCGAATTCATTCTCAGTAATGAGATCTCTGACCTCATCAAGCTCAGACATGAATTGTTCCAGTGAGTACTTGTATTTCACAAGGAACAAGTCGGCCAAATATTCATAGTCATCCCCGTTAAAGGAATAACTGTGTTTATTGAGCCTTGCTGACTTGATAACAGAAACCAAGTATTTAACACCTGGCTTCCGTCTGGAGGGACGAATTACCGCCCCCTCCAGCCAGGAAATCTCTCGCCCATCCGTTTCCGGACGGTTGAGGATGAGATCCAAAGTCGAAAGAGGCATGAGTATTTGTCTCCAGTAGAGGTCACGGCTATGCCGGACTGTGGTGAAGTAGCGGAACTGCTACATCACAGACCCGACTCCCCTTACGGGGAG